GTGATGCCTGTCTGGAACGGGTATGTAAGATCAATGTATTCTTGAGGGATAGGAAAAGTTATGTCGCCTTTACTGTACACGATTGCGTTATTATTGACCTTCATCGGGACGATCGTCATCTTATTCCGCAGTTGAAAGAAATTTTTGAAGACACTAAGTTGGGAACGTTCCCATCTTCTTGCCATATGGGAAAAAATTGGGGTGAAATGAAGGAGTTCACATGGTAATCAAAGAAGGCGATTTAGTAATAACCCTACCTAAAGTGGAAAAAATCCGAGCCATTGTTGACAACGTAGTAAAAGATCAGATAGGCATTGTTGTAAGCAGGAGTTCGAAGTTTGATGAAAAGACTGTTTACGGTGTGCTTCTAGAGGGAGAAGTATATTATTTGTTTGAAGACGAGGTAGAACTTGTGGAGGAAAAATGTTAATTGTAGGTCTCGGACAAGCAGGATGTAACATTGCCACTCTCTTTAAGCAGCAAGAACAATATCATGTGGAACTTCTTGATGACGGAAAAGGAATCAAGAAACAACAATCAGTTGAAGATTATGATTCCATTAAATATAGTCCTCGCAAGAAGACTATCAAATCAGCCGCTGAGGGCATTCTATTTGTCTGCGGCAGTGGTAAGGTTGCTGGAGCCACGCTACGTGTTCTAGAGGGTCTTAAGCACGTTAAAATGACTGTTGTTTATCTATGCCCTGATTTGGAATATGCACAGGTCAAAGAAAAAAAACGCCATAGAGTATGTTTTCACGTGCTGCAAGAATATGCGAGGTCAGGTATGATAAACGATATTATATTGTTCGACAATAAAAGTTTGATTGATTTGGCCGGACACGGAACCATTTATGATTACTATGGAAAAGTTAATCATTACATTTACACAGCAATTCACACGTTAAACTATTGCAACAATGTGAAGCCAGAGTTTAGTTCAACACATAGTCCCAAAGAAATCAGTAGAATAGCCACACTTGGTTATGGTTTGTTAGAAAAAAATGAAGAAAAAATGTTCTTTCCACTTGACAACATAACCGAGACGAGTTATATTATTAACATAAATGAAGAAGAACTCATTAACGACATTTCAATCCTGCCCAACGTGAAAGCGATGGCGAAGGAAAGCAAAGACTTAGGAAGAGAAACTTCATTTGCAATTTGGTCAACAGAGGAACCCGAAAGTTACTACTACACCAAACATTACACGCACTTTATACAGGAGATCACATGAAGAAACAAAAATTTAATAAAAAATACAAACCCAAATATAATGATTTTTTTTCAATGATTGAAAACATAGGATCAGATCTTAATAGCAGAAAAAATAGAATGGATAAGTCTGATTTGATAGAACAAGCCTTCGCTGCAGCAACTGCAGACCGATTAATCTGGAAAGATGAACTGGGTTACGATTTAGTTGATATCAAAGGCACAAAGTTTGAAGTAAAATCAGCAGAAAATGCTTTATATACAAAGACCGGTCTCTCAAAAATTAAAACAAAAAAAATAAGACTAACGAATACTTTACAAAATTCGGCAACGGATAAAAAATTAGAGAAGACATCAGACTTCCTTCTTATTATAGATACAGGTAACGCTGATTCTTACTCTGTAGGGATTATTGATTATGAATTAGTAATTGATAAATATTCTGAAGAAGTATCAGATGGGTTTGACTGCCAGATCCCAATGAACAAGATCACATTTCTTGTGAAACCATCTGACGTAAAATTAAAAATTTATGAAAGTATTGATAGGTATTCTGACGCTAAGATAAAAGCGCAAAGCGAATATGTTTCAATCTTTTTTTAAAAAATAACTTGACAACATAACCTTAACGGGTTATATTATATACATAATAAAAAGGAGAAACAATGCTAACACTTATGCTAACAATTCTAATTGGCTGTGGTGAGAAAGCGGATGACACCGCTGACGCTGCAACAATTAGTGAACCAAATGAGTAAATATACTTGACAAGGTATCCAAACTATGTTATATTATATACATAATAAACAATCGGGAGTAAGGTTAAAACCCTGCTCACCTTAAAATAGCAACTATAGGAGAACTAACCATGGCTATTAATATCGAAGCGATGCGCGCCAAACTTAACGCATCTAAAACTGGCAACAAAGGTCAAACTAACAGTACGAAATGGAGACCCACCCAAGGTGACCAAACCATTCGTATCCTCCCTACAGCAGATGGAGACCCTTTTAAGGAGTTTCACTTCCATTATAATGTAGGCAAAAACCCTGGGATTATGTGCCCCAAACGAAACCACGGAGAAGACTGTCCAATTTGTGACTTTGCATCAAAACTCTGGAAGCAAGGTGTCGATAATGACGACGCAACTTGCAAGACAGAAGCAAAGAAACTTTTTGTTCGGAAGCGTTATTACTCTCCCATCGTCGTTCGAGGCAAAGAAACCGAGGGGGTCAAAGTTTGGTCTTATGGAAAGACCGCGTATGAAACCTTGCTTGGTTATGTCCTCGACCCTGACTATGGTGATGTGACGGATCCTGAAACCGGAACAGATATTGTTCTGAACTATGATGTGCCCGGAACTCCGGGGTCTTTCCCTAAGACTATCTTAAAACCTCGTCGCCGTCCGAGTGTTCTATGTGATGAAGCCATCGCTGATTGTGCAGAGTTGATCGATTCAATTCCCGAGATCAGTGAACTATTCGATCGCAAGACTACTGAAGATGTGCAAGCACTCCTAGATGATTTTTTGTCCTCCGAAACATCATCTGAAAACAGTTCGAGTGAAACCACAAAGTATTCTACCAAGAATACTTCGGGTGTCGACGAGGCCTTTGATAAATTCATGAACAACAGTTAGTCCTCCTGTGTTGAAAGGGTCTGCCGTCCACCCTATTGAAAAAAGTGGCGGTCCATTTTATACCACAGGGAGGCATGGGTTTACAGATGTCTCATTTCATAAAACTATTTATAAGGAGGAAAATATGTCTAACTACTTTTACACTGATCCAGATGATGATGATTACGATGATGATGATTGGGATTACGGATACGATCTATAAATAACATTCTACAAGGAGGCGCCTTTGGGCAAAGTAATTAAAATGAAAACAAAACCAGGAAAGATAGACATTGCAGCAATGAAAAAGTTCGTCAATAAATCTGTCGGCTTTGATGTTGCACACGATCTTCGGAAAGACAACCCCACCGAAGTAAAACAATGGATCCCAACAGGATCTCGCTGGCTTGACTCTATTACAGTTAGAGGAAAGTATGGCGGAATTCCAGTTGGAAAGATTACAGAGATTGCTGGGCTTACATCAGCCGGGAAATCTTTTATGGCTGTGCAAATCGCAGCCAATGCTCAAAAGATGGGGATGACGGTTGTCTATTTTGACGCCGAAAGCGCCATCGACCCACAGTTTCTAACAACTGCCGGAGTTAAGGTTGCAGATCTTTTGTATGTTCAGGCTCTCTCAGTAGAGAAGGTGCTTGAAACTATCGAAGATCTTATGGGAGAATATCCTGAGACTCAGTTCCTTTTCATTTGGGACAGCATTGCTGCCACCACATCTGAAAAAGAAATGGAATCGGACTTTAACCCTCAATCCACAATGGCAGTTAAGCCTCGCATTTTTGCAAAGGCTTTTCCAAAACTAACAATCCCCTTAGCCAACCAGCAATGTACGCTGATCTTGGTCAATCAGTTGAAGACAAACATTACCAGTAATGTTGCCGAGGCTATGACCACTCCTTACATTGCTCCCGGTGGAAAGGCGATTGGATATTTCTGCTCCCAACGCATTTGGTTAACAAAGCGGAAGGCGAAAGCAGGGTATGTTACGGATAGTTCTGGCTTGCGTATAGGATCGGAACTAAAAGTGAAGATTGAAAAATCTCGTTTTGGAACTGAAGGTAGAACTTGTGGGTTTAAAATCCTCTGGGGCGGAGAGGCAAGAATCCAAGATGAGGAGTCTTGGCTTGAAGCCCTGAGGTTATCTCAGTCAGACCGCTATCGGGTAGGAGGAGGTTGGTACTTTCTTACTGACTCCAAGGGCAAGGAGCATAAGTTCCGAGCCTCCGAATGGCTAAGTAAACTCCAAGACAAGAAGTTTAGATCTCTTGTGTTCGAGATTATGGATGAAGAGATAATAAAAAAATTCGATACCGAAGGGAAAAACTTCAACGTCGATAAGTAATAATAATTTAATTCATTACTATAACTCCTTTTGCCTCCATGCTTTTTTAAGCATGGAGGTTTTTTATTTATTTGCTTGACAAAGGGAGATAGACGAGTTATATTATAAACATAATAGGAGGACACTATGAAGAAAATAATAATTAAGCACAATGGTATCAAGTTTGAAGGATACCTAATAGAAGATTTGCCCACAAAGTTCAGGGCTCTCAATGAAACCAAAATGGTTGAGTGGCATTATCCCAAAGCATCTTATTCATATAAGATCGTGGAGGAAAAATGAGCACCGTTATG